TGTGCCATTGTTCTATGTCTTATGAATTTTGCTCCCTGCAAGTCATTAAAAGGTGTTGTAGCGTTTGCTGATGCCATCAATGTAGTTATAGTTCCAAGAATATTAGAAACAGTCAGAGTCGGTCTTGGCAGCGTTCCTTTTCCTGTGTATTCAAACCCTTCAGCAATAACTGGAAACTTTGCATAAGTGTTTCCTTGCCATATTATGGAAGTGTTACTGTTCATGCCTACACCAGAATGAAAGCGGCTTACATTTGTTGAACCATGCAATGCAGAAACAAGAGTTATTGAATACAACTCTATTATTGATTTATTAGATAATGACTGAAGCTCTGCGGTAGGGATTGCCATTTATGGTTCAAATACCTCCCTGAAAGTAGTATTAATTATTGCTCTATTGTTATAAGGTATCGTTTTTGTCCAAGAATCACAGACATATTTACCAGCCCCAGAAAGTGTAATTGAAACATTACCACTATTAGTGGCACTTTCAGCAGCCGTTACTGTAAATACATTATCGTTTGTGACAGAAGCGACAACAAAATCACCATCAGTTGCAGAGCCAGAAGTGTAGTCAATAGTTAAAACATCACCAATAGCAACTCCATGCTGTGTGATTGAGATAGTCACAGTTGTAGTGCTTTGACTGTACGTTCCTGTTTTTGTGAACCCTTCTGCTGGTGGGGTAAATGTAAAACTTGCCTGATCATTTACTCTACTTCTCAAAAAGCCTTCTATTACATCTGATTCAGTCTCAGACACATTAAAAGTGAGATCAAATACTTTTGGATCTTGTGTTAAAGGCAAGCCAAATAAAGCTCTAAACTGGTAGCCATCACCTAAAGCAGTTGTTCTTACCTTTGGTGAACTTGATTTTCTGAAACCAGAATAAGTTGGCTGGATTGATGGGAAAGTTGCCATTACCTACTTAATAAACCCCCTGCACGTTTTTCTTTAATTAATTCAGATCTTATCGCAACTGCAATGACATTACCTAAAGCCTGTGCATCTTGATTATTGCCTGAGACAGAACTACCAGACGCATCAACAGATACGTTTACTATGTTAGTTGTACCTCCTCCAAGTTGATTGTTTGGAATTATTGTACCTGATCTACTAGGAACAAAAAGCTCTGGGCCTTTTTCTCCTACAAGTGAAGCTCTTCCTACAGGTGGCCTTCCGCCATCTGCAAATCTTTGTCCTATTCCGAGATTAACAGAACCAAACTTTACACCAGAGCCTCCGCCTCCTCTGCCACCAAAAATACCACCTAAAAATCCACCCAGACTATTACCTATGCCAGAAACGGCTTTTTGTATTGCAACTTCAACAAGTTTACGTTTTAAATCATTTAATACACTAACAGCCGCTTGAGCAAGTGTTTTTGTACCCATCACAGCATCAGTAAGGTTAGAAACAATGCCTTGCTCGATTCCTTGACCAATCTCCATAAACTTTTCTTTTAATTGATCGGCTTCACTTTTTACATTTACAAGACCTTCAGATAATTTTTCTGTGCCATTACTAATTGATTCCATAAAAATATTAGATTGCCCTAGATTTTGATTAAACAAATCAGTAGGAGTTAATAACTCAGTAAAAGCAAGTGTTGTTCCTTGTGTTTTGTTTTTAATTTCCTCTGCTTGCTTTTTTGATTTTTCTATTGATTTTGTAAGTTTAGTTGTTTCTTCATTTTGTTTCTTTTTTTCTTTTGTAGTTAGTGCTTCTTCTATCTTTCTTTTTTTTATTATTTCAATTAATTCTTTTTCTCTTTCAGCAGCTTCAGAAAAAACAGGTACAAAATTTATACCAAATTCTTCTAAAACTAATTCTCTTGCCTCTTTTCTAGCTTCCATTGCTATATTCGCTAAGTTTAACCTTCCAACTTTGTTAGCAACTGCAATTCTCTCTATTAATTTATTTATTTCCTTTACACCAGCTATTGCTAAATCAATTACACCTTTTATTTCTTCAGATAAATCCTCACCTATTGTTCGTGCAAGAGTATCAATAGTATCTTTTAAAGTTGATAATTTACCATTTAAAGTATCAGCTTGTGCTGTTGCACCACCAGCAAAAATACCGCCTTGACTTGTTAAATTTATTAAAGCTTGATTTACAGCATCAGCACCGATTTTCCCTTTTCGCATTGCAGATTCAAATTCATCTCCTTGTAATCCAGTTATATTTTTAAGTTCTGTTGTTATATCTACTCCTCTTTCTAATAATTGAAGATTTTCCTCCTGTTGTAATTTACCTTTTGCTCTTATCTGTCCAAATGCTGTTGCAATTCCTGTAAGGTCAGCACCAGTAGCACCAGCCACATCTGAAAGCCTTTTTGTTGTATCAACAAGCTCTTCTGTTTGAAAGCCAAAAGCTTTCAATCTTTTTGTTTGTTCTATTAATTCACTACTTGTAAATGGTGTAACAGCACCAAAATCTTGCAATTCTTTTATTATTTTATTTGTTTTTTCAGCAGACCCAGTTAACTGTTCTAAGCTTTTTCTTTGCGTTTCTAATTCTGCTGTCTTTACAAATACAAATCTTGCAGCACCAGCAACAGCCAAAGCTGCAAGTAAGGGTCTTAATGCACCGAGTAATCCTTTGACACCTGTCGAAGCTGTTCGTGCCGATCTTCCTGTATTTCTAAGTGATCTATTACTTCTATCTAATCTGCCTTTTAATTTATCTGTACTTCTGCTTAAAGCTTTGGTTTGTTCATTTACACGCTGCAATGGTCTTATTGCATTTTGAGCATCAACTATTAACTTAACTGTCGATTGTGCCACAAATACAAATAACCTTTATTATATTCTACCTTGATTTTGCCTTTTGACGATTCATTTCTTGTTTTTCCCTGTCATTTTTAATTTCGTAATATGCAGCCCAATGTATTAACTCCTCTTCCGTCATTGATTTTCTTAATTCTTGCACCGATTTTCCTAGTTCTGTTGCGAGAAAAAACTCAAAGCTTAACCAGTTATCTCGCTTTATTCGTTTTTTGCTGTATTAATATCAACTTGAATATCCATCATAAATAACTCAAGTTCATTTAAAACGCTTTCTGGTAAAAATCGCTGTAAGTTTTCAGCATCTGCTGAAGCAAACGCTTTTGTACCGTCTTCATTCTCTGCAAGTTGGCAAAGAAGCCTAGTAGATATTGTTAAAGCGTCATCTGTTCCAGCAGCAGCTTGGGCTTGCTTTCTATCAAATCTGGTAAGTGGTGGGAAAAATATTTCTTTTAGTATTTGGCCATTAGGATTTTTTAGTTCATATTTCCTTCTAGCAGTCATCACATCACTAAAAGCTTCAGTAATGAGGTCTACGTTTCTTTTTGTTGCCATATTAAATTGGGGTTAGTTATTTAAAATGTACTATATAGCTGAAGTTATCGCACCATTTGTTATAAATGAAATATTAACTACTTGAATTTCACCAAGCGTTGCACCATATTCAGCACCTGTAATTATTCCAGCAAAGCCTATTTTTTTAGAGGCTGTTCCGCTATCTGGGAATAATTCAAACAATGCGTCACCAGCATCACCTGTTGTGAATACATCATCAATAAAAGCTTGATAATCTGAGTTACCACTAGCATCATACAAAAGTTCTGCTGAACCTTCACCACTAATTAAACCACCGATAAAAGTCTTTGAAGTTGCTCCCATTGCGGTAGTTTCTTGTGTATCTTTAGTAACAGATAAAGACCAAGATCTAAGTTCACCAATATCAGCTTCTGTGCCGCCAGCGTTTTCAAACATTAGTTTGCCTACATCACCTTTTACAGCCATAACAAAAAAAAGAACTATTAAATAATATATTAACCTTTTTCAGACTTTTTTACATCTTTTTGTTTTGTCTTTTGATTTTCCATATATCTTTTGCAGCGACCATCCCAATAATTTGGATCTCTTCTACCCTTTACAGCTTCGATTGCGTCCAGCATTTCTTCTGTAATTTCAAGTTTTGGCATAATTAAAGATCCTCAAATATTTCAAATGTTACTCTAATTTGTGTTTGAAACTTTCCTTCTGGACTTGAGGTTAGTATCTCAGGGCCAATTGGTGAATCAAAAATAACACTTGAAACTGTAATATTATTGTAAAGGTCACGCAGCCGTTTGCCAATTACAAAATTTGCACCAGAACCAATCCCTTCTTCTGTAAAAATATTTAAAAGAATCAGACCAACAACACTATTTGTAGAATTAGCAGAACCTCCCATAGTGAGATAACTTCCAGATCCAAAACTTGTAACGCACTGAACAAAGGTATCTTCTGTAGTGCTGTCAAATGCCATGTTGTTAAACACAACAGGGATTGCAGGGCTTGATGCTAATTCTGTGGCTAGTCTTGCCTCAATAGTGGATCTAACAGTATTTAAATCTATTGCTGCCATTATTCACTCCTGAATTGATCTAAAATATATTGTTCCAGTTGTTTTGCAACAAGCTCTGGATATCCTTTTATTGTATTTGTTTCAGGTCTTGTTCTATATTTTCCACCCCAACTTGGAGGCAGATTTGTTCCATACACAACAGGTTCTGCATATTCAACATCAGTAAATACAACTCCTATAAAAGGTTTTATGTCTCTTTCCCAAGATCCAATTAATCGACCTGTATCAATTGGTGTAAAAAATTTAATATCTTTTTCTGCTTTAAAAGTTGCTTTTCTCACAGTATTAATTACTTTTTGTTCAAAGTGATCACCAATTCCTGTCAGCCTAATTTCTCTAGCCATAATTACCTCAAGATAAGATCAAAGCTTACAGGTGTATTATTTTGTTCATTTGTTAAAACTTGTATAATTTTAAATTCAACACTACTAATAACAACTCTATCTTTTGTAGTGGGTACAAATGTAAGATCCCCCGCTGATATTGTTAACCTTTTATCTTGCGACTCAATCAAATCATTTACCTCATTGCGAGCAACATTACTTACAGCACCTTTAATAGTTGTATCAGATGTACTTTCAGTAATTGCTCCAGTTGTTGTGTTATAACTTCCAGCCGTTACTTGCCTAATAGTCACATTACCACCAAGCTTCTTTAAAGAAGCACTAGCAGCTTTTTTTAGTGCATTAGCAAGACTCATAATCTATAAGCTATGACTTGACCACTTGCAAGCGTAATACTTGTGATAACACCACAGACCTCTGATGATGCTTTCATAGTGATGCCGTTGATAGTTGCAGATCCATTCTCTGTAATGTTCTCAGCAACAAAAGTTGCTTCTGCGTCTGTTAAGCAATGCACCTTACCAAATCTGCCAGTATGTGTTGCAGTATTAGTAATGATTATTGCTGCTGGGTAATCGTAACCGTACATTTAAGACCTCTTGATTGATAAGTTTGCTCTTCCGCCTATTCTAATACCCATTAGGTAATGATCAACTATTGGCGGGATTCGATCAATACCAACAGCCCCAAAGAATCTTGGAGTTACATTAATATTACCAACACTTACAGCAGCAAAGTCTTCTAATCCACTAAGCTCTAAACCATTTCTGTTGTTATTTAAATAAACTGCCAAAATCACTTGTGCTTTTTTTACACGTTCTGGTATCTCTGTATCTGTGTAATAATCAGCAACTAATCTATTTGGAAAAGATAAACCATAAAGGTTTGTATATGTATCAGGTTTTCTTACTCCTGATCTAGGCCATTCAAGTGCCTGAGTATCACTTACTCTTGCTCCTAAAAACTTTTCTCTGTCAATTCTCTGAGCTGCGGTAAACAATGCACGATTTTTATTATCTGTGGTTGAACCGTCCCATGCAGCGTTGTCATCACTAAGAACAAACCCTTCAATAATAGCGTTTGCGTCAGTAAGACTTATATAAGTGTTGGCGTTAGCACCGCCAATTGTTGCGTCAAGAGTTATTGCCATTTATTTTTTCTTGTTTAGGCTTACGTTTTGGTTTTGGCTTTTCAAGAGTTTGAGCTAGTGAAGCTGCTTTTTCAGCAGCCTCATTTTGCTCTCTCATACGCCTAAATGCGTACATTCCCATTAGCTAGATGCACCTTTTAGGGCAACAAAGTTAATGACAATAGCTTCGCCTAATGATCCAGCAGAAACATTAGAAACTGTTATTGCAAATGAACCACTTGCAATAGCATTAGCGTTCACAAGATATGAACCAGCAGTACCAGCAGAACCATGACAAGCAACTACAACATCAGTTGCAGAAATCTTGCTATTAGTTACTGTAAAAGATACTTCAGCAGCAGCCGCTAAAGCTGCGTCATTCATTGTGATCTGTCCACTCTGGGTATTCAGAGTTACACCTGTACCTTTGTTAGTGGCCTGAGTTACAGTACCGCCTGTTGTTGGGCCTATTAAAGAGCCAGCAGTTACGTCAAATAAAGAAGACATAATTAATCCTGATTAGATACGTTAGTTGCTCTAACAATACCGATATTCTTTGTTTCGTAGACTTTCGACCATGAGGCTACTGTTTCAAGTGTTGATCTATTTGGGTTTACTGTTGATACAGCGTACTTAAGACCAACAGGGTGATAGATGTAGTGGAGATCCACAGCCATTGCTTCTTCTAAAGCAAGAATGTCTCTATCTGTCTGAGTTCTGATTGGTGCTTGCTCACCAGTAACAACAGCCCCTTGTGTAAAGAAGAATGTTGAATACTCTGTTGAAGATCCAGATCCAGTTGTAGGAACATCATCAGAAACAATCACTCTTAAGCCCATAAATGAACCGAATGAAGGATTGTCAAATGCCCTTGCTGTGCTACCAGATGCGGCTGCTGTGTCAGCATTACCACCATCGTCATATATACGATCAATAGCGTTTCTTTCTAACAAGTCATAATAGACGTTTGAATGAACAGCCATTGCTGTTAGCTTTTCACCTTGATCACCAAGTAAAGCTTTAGCTCTTGCAACGTGGCGAGGGCTTAATGCTGTTGGTGAATCTCCAGATTCAGAGTCAATAGTTAAACCAAACAAAGCTGAATTACTATCATTTGCATTGATAGAACCAAATGCACCAGTTAAGCAAGAATATAAATCTTTCTGTTTCTGGTTGTTTACATAAGCAGCCATCTTCTGAGCAATAGCAGCCATAGGGTCAAGAGAACCGCCAACTGCAAGTGCAGCTAAGTCTCTGCTACTAAAAGCACGACCTCTATGTAGAACAGCAGCAATTTGGTTATCTGCTGTGATCTTTGCTGGTGTTAATGATGTTGAATCTGTTAAGACTTCAAAATCGCCAGATAAATTTGCTTTATAAAATGGAATCTTTACAAAATCCCCACCTCTTTCTGAGGATAGATTTAATTCTGCCAAAGGTTGTACTACCCCACTCTGTAGGAAGCTGTCAGTTTGTGTTGTCGCTTCGATCAGATAGGGTGTAAACACCTCAGGAATAATTAAATCACTTCTTAATGTTGCCATTGAGATCTAATTAATATGTTTACTTCGAGGCACAACCTCTGACATGGCACAACCACGTTGCTTCTATACTAACCGCTTACTGCATTTTTGAGCATATTATATTTATTTACATCTGTTCTATATAATCTTGCCTGTTCAGTTAGATTAAATGATTCTTTTGCAAAAGGGTTTTTTTCACCAGCTACAACTGGATCTCCTTGAACTTTTGTTGTAGTAGCTCCACCGCCTTGAGGTCTGGGGTTTTTCTGTACCCATTGAGGCATCTTGGACATTGCCCATTCTTTAACTGGAGTCCTGTTATATCCATCAACAACAACGACAGTTCCATCTGCTTCTCTTGCAAGTTGATCTTGATTTATTTGCGATAATACATATCTTGGATCATGTACAACATCAGCAAGTGCTGTGACTGCTGGTGCTTCAACTTCAAGCTGTCTCTGTCTGGCTTCTAACTCTTGAATTTTTTTGTTTTTAGCCTCTTCTGCATCACGATATTGTTGAGCTTGTTTTGCAATCGCTTCGTCATATCTGCCCTTTGCTTCTAGATCTTCTTGTTCTTTTTGTTGTTTGAAAGCAATTAAAGCATCAACATCAACATCTGGTGGTACTGCCTTCGCAGCCTCTTTTGCTTTTTTATAGTCATCTAAAATTTCTCTGTTACTTTTTCTTAATGCTTCAACTTCTGCCATTAATGCTGCTGGATCAACAGATGGATTTGGCTTGATTGGTTCGTCTGACATAAATAAATTTTAACAATAATTAATATTCAATATATCAACTCCACTTAATTCTGTCACTCCAATAAGCCGCACTTGTCTTACCTTTTGCAATATTTTTAGCATGTCGAGCTTTAAAACTGCGTCTTTTTGCCTTATCTGCATCTGATTCTCCTTTTCTTGGTGGCTTTGTTTTTGCTCCTTGCATACCAAATCTTATAAGCCTAAAACCATCACCTTTTTTTATAACAACAGCATGAGATTTGCCGCTTTTATGGTTTGGGGTTCTGATAGGTTTATCTACCTTTTCAAAAGTATGACCACCTTTTTTTATACTCATTTTCCTTTTTTTCTCATTGCCATATTATGAGCCTCGGTGAAACTCATTCCTTCTCTCATCTTACGTTTCATATATTCCATGTGAGCCTTTGTATGGCCATGTGTTTTTTGATGTTTTTCAAGAGTATTTTTTTGTCTGGTCGTAAGTTTCATAATTACCTCCTTTTGTTGTATTTAGTATATATAGCCGCATCTGCTGTTCTTGCTCCTCCCTTGCCTGTCATGTAACTATTAACTCTGCCCATTGCCCACGCACCCATAGGGACATTTCTTGACCCACTTCCAAGATATGCCCCTTGTCCTTTTCGATAGACCTCCGCTAATTCTCCATAAAAAAACTTAGTGTCTTTTGCTTTTGCTTTTAAACTACTTTTTACTTTTTCGCTTAGTGGTTTTCTTCTTTTTACTTGCGACATTTTGTTTAGTGCGTGATTTGGATACAGCTTTTATATCAATAAATTCTCCTTTTCTGTAGGCTTCGGCAGTCCTTTTGATTTCAGCCGCCTTTGCACTCCTGTTTTTAGATCCAGACAGATATTTTTTTGGAACACCTGTCTTTTTGTCTTTAGGAACTCTCCTTAGTTTCTTTTTTTTCACTTGTTACCTTCTTTGTTTTTTTTGCAGTAGCTTTTGGTTCTTTCTTTGATTCATCATAAGTTTGAACCTTAAATGTATATCCCATTACTTTTTACCTCCTTTTTTTACTTTCTTTACTTTCTTAGGTTTGCCGTACATAGGAAAAGAAATAGCTGCTTTTATCTTACTTCTTTTTACGTTTTTTAGCAGTTGATAAAGCTATCGCCACAGCTTGTGATCTTGATTTGCCCTCGTTCATAAGCATCTTTATATTTCCAGTTATAGTTTTTTGTGATTTTCCTTTTTTAATTGGCATCTTTGTACTTATCAGCTAACTCTACTAATGTTAGCTCTGTTCCATCTTCTCGAATAATTTTTTTCAACGCATTTGTAGCATTTAATTGTTTATTTCCTCTTTTAGGATTCATCAGAAAATTAAAATATTTTTTCTTTTTTCCTAAAACTTTTTCTTGTATGTCAGGATTTTCCTTTAACCAATTTGCATAGTTTGTCTCTTGAGGCACTCGCCCAGTTGCACTTGGTCTTGTATTTGGAAAAGCTCTACCTAATACTTCATCATCCAGAACTGGAACTGTTGTTGATCGACAGTTAAAATGCTGTGGAGGAACTGGCCCTTGATCATATTTAAATAATTGGCCATCCAATCTTTGACAGATAGAGCTTGTTCTTGCATCAAGGGTTGCAACATATTGGTATTGTCCAGTTATATCTTCATTTGCCGCATAAACAGCTTGACTTGCTGCATTTTGTACTTGATTAACGGTAGTTCTGACCACAGTTTGTATTTGTTTATTTGAAAGAAACATTCCCTCAGAGTTTTTTAAAGCACTATTTAAAGCAATTGCACTTTGTGGTTTACTGTTAAATCTGAGATTCGGCCCTTTTAATCTCTTTGTAATTTTTGGTAACGATTCTCCCTCTAATACTCCTAATCTAATTGCTCTTGATATTTTTGACGCAGAATTTTCTGCTATACCTCTAAATGATTTTTTTACGGTATCACCATTTGGAAGAGAAATATCTGAACCTCTTTTAGCAGTTAAAGCAAATTGAGCAGATCTAAACACCCCATCTTTATCTCGTAAACGAATTGTTAGTTTAGTTGGATCTCTCGTTACAACAGATTTTGCAAAGTCAGGAGAAACAGCAACGGTATTTACTTGATATTCTCCTTTTGGTATAACTTTTTGTAATTGATCTTGAACAAAACCAACTTGAAACTCTGCCAAGTTCTGCATTTCTTCAATCAT